CCAAACTTAAGTACAGCGCTGTCTGATCCAAGAATTAAATCATCTGGTAAAGTGACATCATTGTTATTGTCTTCGAATACCGCTTTGCTTGCAGGTAGTGTACAGAATACAGTCTTCGTGCCTGATGAAAAATCAACAGCACTATCACTGTTAGAGCTTTCTAGAATAGTTGTTCTTGATAACGTGTCAGGTGACGCATCAGTAACGGTGCCGATACCAATCTCAAACTCTGTGCCGCTGTCATTGACGATAGCATAATAGGTGACGTTACTGTTACCAATGCCTGCAACAAAAGTTTGAAAACTAGATACAGCACCAGCTAAACTTAGTGTGCCTGTTCCAGTAGTGGTTGAGGTTTCTTTAACTCGATCGTTTACTAAAAACGCCATTTAACCTCCCTAAGCTAATCTTAATACCGCTGTACTTGTTCCTGCTGATGGAAACTGAATAGTAAATGTACCGGATGTTGCTGTAAAGTCTCCACCAAAATCTAAAACTAAAACTGAATTATTTGTCGGTGCACTACCGTCTGACCTGTATATCTGTGCGAACTTTGCTGTGAATGTAGCGTCTGTAAAAGATACATCATCAAAGTCAACAAATGCAGTTGATGCACTTGATCCGCCAGTAACTGCTGGGTTAGCTAAAGTTGAACCACCTGATGTGTAGTTTGTTCCTGAAGCAGAAACTTCGTTAGTTGTATTGAAAGCAGTTGGATCAGAAGCAGACACCGTCTTTGACGATGTGAATAGAGCTAACTTATAAGTAGCACCCCCATCAAAGTCATGGTTCCCTTTCAGCAACTCTTCTTTAAAAACATTTGATATTACGTTTGCCATTTATTTTCTCCTTATGGGTTACCAGATGGTATTGGTATTCTTACCACTCCATCCTTATATTCTTCTCTTCTTCTGCGTCCTATTTGTTCTGCAGCTAAAGGTGTTAATAGTCCCTGATATGCTTGACTATACATGCCGACCATTTCAGGATTTTTAAGAAACTTAAAAGCTTCTATCAGGCAGGCATATAATAACAAACCCGGTGCGTTGTTACCTACCCACGTAGTAGTATTACTAGAGGATAATCCTGTTTCTTGCGCGTTATACGCTAGCTCTATAGTATATGCGGCATTTGGCGTTGGAGCAAGAACTATTGTGTCATTGTCCCAGTTTGCGTAATATTTTGGTATGCCAGTCGATGTTCTATTTGGGCTGTATTCGTTAATAAAACTTTGGTCTCTTTTTTCTAGAAAAACTCTTTCACTATCTGTCAAACCACCCAAAGATCCAGATGGACTAAATATATTAACAGATCTAATATAGCTAAAACTTGTCGGTGTAGCTCCTGGCATAGCCACAAAAGCGTCTCCTGATGTTAAACTGGCTGTTTGATATCTTCTAAAAACGTCAAAATCAATTTGTCTAAATATTTTTGACTCGGCATGTTCTATAAAATCATTGATAATTACAGTTGTAAGAACATTGCTGTCTGTCTCTGTATAATCTCTAATTTGTGTTACTAGTTCAGAATATGTTGTCATGCAGTTATTGTAGTAGGCCCAGCATATACTCGGCCACCCCCTCCTCTTAAATTACCTGTTGTTGCAGTGTCTGTTGCAACAGTGAATGTATAAGTATTATCATCAACTTTGGTTATTGTATACCCAGCAGATCGGTTAATATTAATTGCTGTTATGCCATCAAAACTAGCCGCGTCATAAAACCTAACAGTATCAGAACTTGATCTTCCGTGACTTGGCTCCGTAACTGTAATTACACTTGTACCAGAATTAGAAGTTTTTAAACCGTTTAAAGGTAATAATATAGGTGCGGCTGTTTCTTCTCTATCTGATCTAGCGTTTTGTAAAGACTGTCTATCTGGTTTATGAACTTTCATTTCTATCTGTGGATGTTTTGTTTCAAATTCAGATTGATGTACAAAAGAACCATTCCATTCTTTTAACATTTCTCTGTAAGGAAAAGCCATACCGCTTCTATCGGATATTGCTTTTGCTTTTTTCCCTGATGCAAAATTAGACATTTGGATAATACGCCTGTGGTGTTATATATGTGCTTGTTGAAGAACCATCTTCTGTAAGCGCACGATTTAATTCATCTTCATAGTACAGCTTCATTTGTTGTGCCAGTTCTGGTTTTATTTTTTGTGATAAATAAAAAGCTAAACCTGAAACCATACAAGGAACAAATCTGTAAGGAACATCAGTTGCATTACTATATGCACCAGCATCATCTATTCTTTTAACAAAATACAAATGCATATCTGCAGACGCTGCCGTTGTATCGGGTGTTGGATAAACAAAAACAGTTACTCGATCAATTAGTCTTTGCACATAGTATTGCGTTGGTTGACCTTTTGATAATTTATTAGACAAACCAGAATATGTAGATCTATTAATTTTTGTCATCGCAACATCTTGTTGTGATGTTTGTGTCCTGTTTGTTCTGTAAGTTGCTTCTAAAACGTCATCAATTCCAAAAATTGTTGACGCTGTTTGATTGGTAGTTGCCTGTGCTCTATTGCTATCAGATGTGTCGTCAGCAGCACTCCTAAAAAAATGATACTCCGATTGACCTTCTATGAGATCAATATTGGTTTCATCTATCTCCCAATAGTGTAATCCTCTATTACCCCACTCTTGAAACATTATATTTATTGATCTTCGTGCAGATTTTATTTGATATGCATCTAGTTGATCTACACCTATTCTTTGATAGGCTTCTTCAACTATCTCATCAATAGCAAATGTTTTATCGAACGTTGCTGTTCCTGAAGTAGTATTAGGCATTAGCTACTCCTTAATATATTTTTTTAAATTCTGCTATGCAAGTATATGTATTACCAGAATCCGCTGCACCAGGTACAACAAAGTTAACATCACTTTGGTTACTGTTAGATGATTTATCAGCAGGTATGCCACCGAACTCTCTAAAGTCCCAGTATCCTGAGTCTATTAAAGTTATGATTGGAATATCTCCGTCTGAATCTTCTTCATCTAAACGTGCAAAAGCATCGCCGCCATCGCCATTAGCGCATGACCACCATACTCTTTGTAATGATAAGTGTGCTACTGAGTTACCATCGTCGTCACCATTCAATGCTGATACGTCACCAAATACGGTTGTAGCACCACTTCCATCTGATTGATTGACTATTTTAATTGTAACCCGTTTGTCGTTTTCCTGTAAAATTGTAGGTCCTGTTACTGTGTCCGCCATGTTCCCTCCTTAATTAAGAACGTGTGGGCCCGAAGGCCCACAAAAGTTTATTACATTACTGAGTAATCTAGTTCTACTGTAAATCGTCCAGCTGTGACATCACCATTCAATGTAGTTGTTGCAAACGCGTATAAGTGTTTGCTAGCAACTGCCGCACTAATGTTTGGCTCGAATACATGAAAAGCTGCTGCATCAAAGTCAAGGTCAACTTCAGTTACTGAGTCTGTTGCAGAAATTCTTGGATTAATAGATGCAACACCTGCACCAACAATTTCAGTTCCAGAAGAAACAGCTGCGTTAGTAGCTGTTCCAGAAGTTGCACTTAATGATAATCCTCCAACAAGAGTTGGACCACTAATAGTTGTAACAAGTACAGTTGCTTTGTGGATAAAGATTTTAGTAGCTGTTACTAAATCATCAGGTACGTCTGTGTTTAAAGTTCCTAGTTCAACAAGAACATCTCCGTCAGCATAAGCTGACGCTGTATCAGTACCAGCAAGTGTGCCAGCAAAAGTTTGTATTTTTCTTGTTCCTAGTGAAATTAGTTGTCCAGTTGAGTTAACTGAAAAACCAGTTTCTGTGATCGCGCCAGTAGCGGCTGCTTTATTAATTACGTTAAAGCCACCTTCTGTTCTGACCGGACCGCTAAAAGTTGAGTTAGCCATAGTATTAGTCTCCGTTTCCGCCAGTACAGTCCGAGACATTGTCTACTGCATGAGTCTATACTGACTATTTAAAAGTATGCAGTATGCTAAATATACGCTTTTAATGTGGGGATTGCAAATAAAAAGGGCGGCCGAAGCCGCCCTCCTTAATCTCGTTAATCAAACGCTTACGCGCCTGGAGAACCGAACATACCACGCCAGTCAGAGAAGCCGAAGCTGTATCTCTCTCTAGCTTTGTATCTCATGTTACCAGTGTCGAAGTCGCCTTCCATAGCAGTTTTAATAGCTGCTCTGTTAAACATCTTCATTCCGTTAGGAACATCAGTTTTAATGAAGAAAGCGTCTGTGTCTGATAGGAAATTGTTTACCACGTATCCTTGTGGAATCATTCCTTTAGAAGACAGAGCGTTTAAGTCATTGTCTGAAGTGCCAACTCTTGCTGGTGATTTTAAGATTCTTTCAGCTGTAAATTGTAGTTCTGAAGGGACAATTAGTTTTAATCCTCTTGCAGCAATTTTTAAGCCTCTTTCATCTTTAAACGCAGCAATGTCAATCATCGCTTGCTCAAGTGAAGTTTCACTTAAGTCAGCTGATGTTGATAGCTCATTCTTAAGGTCCCCTGCAGAAACTGTAGGGTGGTCGGTAGCAAATAATTCTTTGCCATCTCCGCCTGGGAATGAACTACTGAAGCCATTGTTTAACACGTTGGCCGCTTTGATCTGCTTTGTATTAGCCATAGATCTTGCTAGTGCTTTTGTATAACGTCTTGCGATACTATCATACAGGTTATCCTCAACTGCTTCCTCAGTAATTGCGAAAGCGAGAGCAACTGTCTCGTGAGTGTAACGTGAAGTGAAAGATTCGTTTGCGTTGTCAAAAGTCACTGCAGCACCTTCAGCTTTTACGGCAGCGTTTGCGAAACCAGACAACATCACTTCTTCTTCAAAAGCTCTATCAGAGTTTTCGATGTCGAAGATTTCTGTGTGTTGGTTTTCGTAGTTTTTGTACTCAAGTCCAAATAATGCATTCAGACCTGGCTCTAGCTCTTTAGCTAGTTGTTGTCTTGATATAGCCATGATTTAAATCCTCCTGCTATTATTCGTTATGGTTATAAGCATGCTCATTGAAATACACTACGTAGTTCGTATGAGTTGTGCCTAGTTCGTTGTTTTCTGGATCGCCAGTAATGCCTGTTACTCTTAACTGTCCATCTGTTGCTGCTAGATCAGAAACATCCAACTCTAAACCGGATATACCAGTAGAAGTTGAACCTGAGTGAGTTGCAACAGTGTCAGCAACTTTACCAACGTCTGTTTGTGCAGAGTTTGTAGCTGAGTCACCTTGTATCAAATATCTCTGATACGGGTTGTCGAATACAAATCCTTTTATTTTTCCCTGCGTAATATTCGTTTGTGAATAAAAGTTAGAGAATTTTGGCTTCCCTGTTGATGGGTCGCTGTCAATCAAACATCCATTAAAGACACCAATGTTATCTACATTTGTTACTGCTTCTTGAACAGCAATAAATCCAGCATTGTTATCATCAATCTCTACAGGATCTCCCTGAAAGATTGAAGTGCCTTCGTTGTCCGGAATAAGATATTCCGTCATCTGAAAGTCAGAGCTACCAACAGTGTTACCGATAGGTCTTAGACCAAATGGGGCATCTATATTTGCCATATTTTTGTCCTCCTTAAAGGTTTTATTGTTAGCAGTGGATAGGAATTACTAAATAATTAGCTTTTCTTTGTACCACCAAAAGTTACACGAGTCTGTCGATCTTGATTGATCGGCATACTTGGGTGCTGTTCCTTCAAGACATCGTTTTCTAAAGCGTCATTACGATCTTGCGTCATTTGATTAAAATACGCTTCACGTTGCTTTGCGAGCTCTTCGGGTATCCTTGCCAGCACAAGGCCACCAACTCCAATCACTCCTGCATATCGACCTTCATTTACACTTGGATAATCTGCATCAGGATATTCATCGGATCTTACGAGATCCCATCCTGATCGAATTTTGCCTGACATGTTCTTTGTATCATCAAAGCCCATGCTTTCAGCTCTTATCCATCTGTGTCTATATCCGTCTGGCGCAGGCGGTGCATCTAAAGAAGATGGGGGAGTCCAAACCTTAGGTCGTTCTTCTTTGACTCTAGCTTGACTCACGCGGGAAGTTTTAACAGTCTTTTTAGTTTCTGTATTATTTTTATTCATATGCTTATACCTCCTTCGCGGCTAATTGTTTCGCATACTCTTCGAGTGGCACACCTAATCTTTTAGAAATTGCTATCTGTGACGGTGTGAGTTTCACAGTTTTTCTGCGTCCTTTTGCTGCCGGACGTTTAGCACTTGCAACAGTCTGAACTGGTTCAGCTGTAGTTGACTCATTATTACCGAATTTGTGTGGGAATTCAAGTCTTATTCTCTTATCAACCTCAGAATAATATTCATTCGATTGTGGATCAAAACCCTCGTCCTCTACAAGTTGCCTATGTATATCAAAAGCAGTGTAAGTCATTGCATTATCAGTACCAAACCAAGTATTTTTAGATGACCAGTCTTGAGCTTTTGGATCAATTTCTTGTGCTGCTTGATACAACTCTTGTGTTGTAGGCACTTGATTTACTGGTTGTTGTATAGTTTGTTCTGGTGCTACTTGTGCTTTTTGTAGCTGTTGCTCTTGAAGATTCTTAATTTGACCAAGCCTGCTTTCTTCCATAGCCATTTGAGCTACAGATTTTTGAGCCTCGACTTGTCTATCAACATCTTGTGCTTCAGTTGCTGCTCTTAGTTCTGCTTTTGCAGCAGCCATACCAGCAGTGACTTTTTGTTCTAACTCTTTTGCATAGTTAGTTCCAAGTTTGTCATACTGACCTTTCATTCGATCAGCCTGAGTTTTTAAACTTTGAGCATATTGTATCGCTTCCTCTTTTTGCCTTTCGGCCTCACGCATTTTGCGTGTTAGTTTTGCGATTCTTTTTTTAACACCTTCAGAATACTCTCCAAGCTCTTCTTTTGCTTTTCCGTCCTGAACAGCAGACTGCTCAGAAGATTCCTGAGATGAGTCAGCGGACTGACTATTGTCTTCAACTTTTTCAACATGGATTTCCTCCTCTAATGTTTGTTCTGGTGCTGGTGCATCAAGATCAATTTCTTGTGCCTCTTCGTTTTCATCACCTATATCAACTGTTTTTTCTTCTTCTTGCATAGTATATCCTCCTATGATTACATTGCGTGCAAGATGTCTTCAGGATTATCTATTGTCCCGAGCACCTCATCATCGTTTAACATTCTTATCTCACCACCATCAATCTCCATGCGTGATCCTGCATATCGTGCAAATATCACCCAATCTTTTTCCTTGCACCACGGACCTGTAGGGTACTTGTCTTCGTCTTTGTAGCAAAGACTACCCATCTTTAACACATATCCAACTTGAGTTGCGACACGTGCTCTGTCTAATGTTTCTTGTGCAATAATAATACCGCCTTTAGTTTCTTCTTTAACTTTAAAAGGCATGACTAGTAAACGCCATCCTGTAGGGTTTGGCAGTTTTTCTAAATCTGTTTGTGAATTTTCTTTTTCTTGTGCGTGTTTTGAAATTTTTTTTACGTCGTCTTCTGCGTCGTATTTATTTTCTAATCCGTGTGACTTTGTCATCATCGTTATTTGGCTCCTTCGGTTCTAGCAGGTTAGAGAGTTCCTGATTCATTAAGTCGATCGCGTGGATCTTACCTATTATATATTTGTATTCGGTCATATTGTCAATCCCTCCGTTTGCGAGGGTTTGGACGAGAGCGTCTAGTTGAGATTGCATCGTCTTTTTGAGTTTGTATATCACGTTTATTGGGTCTATAGCTTCTGACATTTAGTTTTTCCTTATCTCCAAGGCCCTTCCAAAATTCGTCGAGAGCGTTCTTGGGTTTATCTTCATCCCCCATTTTTCCCCCTAATGTAAAATTAAGTCAATCTATTTTTTCTTGAAAATATCGGCTCCCTTGAGTCCGTATATGCTAGCGACCACGCCGACAAACAGCGTCTGGTACCAGAAAGGGAGATTATTAAATTGTTCAAAGAACATGTGCAATTTCTTTTGTATGTCAGGATCATCTGAAAATACAGACCATATCAATAAAATCACGGGTGCGCTCACGAGAATAAGAACGAATTCGTCCTTCCATCCTTTGTCATTTGATACGCGCACTTGTTGTTGATACTCGACTTCGCCGTTTGCCATTTTTTGTGCATGCAACATTGCAGCATCTGACTCGAGCATTTTGCGCTTCTGTCTGTTACTCATTATATGTGTGCCAGCGCCGACTGCTAATTTGACAATGTCAAGTATCATTTGATTATGTGCTTATTCCGATGATGATAATTACGATGACTACTGCACCGATAATTTTGGTTTTCATGGAAGTGTTGTCCCACTTTTCCATTAACCATTCTTTTGTTGATTCGATCATGATCGTCTCCTCTTTTTCTTTTTTACACCTGCTTCGCTAAGAGCGATAGCTATGGCTTGTTTCCTATTCTTTACTTTTTTCTTACTTTGTCCAATATTTAATTTTTTATTTTTAAACTCACGCATTACCTTGCTGATTTTACCAGGTTTTTTGTCAGTTGTTTTAGGTAATTGAGATCTGGTTATTGCCATTAAAAATCTTTTGTCATTTTTAAACTAAAGAAAGGATCCATATCTTCCATTAAACTAACATCTGCGTTTAAAGATAAATCGTCAGCTAATTGTTGTTCCAACATTAGTTGTAACATTGGATCGTTTTCAAAAGGCACTGTCAACTGACCAGAAACACCACCAGTGCCAACTGGCATACCATAACCGGCTGTTAGTTCGTCATCAGTCATTGTTCCACTAATTCCGATCGGTGGAGCTTCTTGTATTGTATTACCATCAATTCCAACCGGCGGATCCAAAAACACACTATCTGGCCTCTCGCTTAACATTAACATGCTATCTTCAGTATATTGATCAAGAGATGGTTTATCTAATGGCTGTTCCATTAGTGATCTGAACTCTTCTGCTTTTCGTGCTAACACTTCTGCTTTCATATTGTCAACAGAATCCTGCATTGTTTTAGACACAGGTCCACCATTTGCCATGCCCATTTCTAAATCTAAACCAGGTATCGTTGCAGACTTACTTAAATATAAAGCTGTTCCCATTGGGTCAGCACCTTGTCCCACAAGATCATCAAATTCTTGTTCATAGTAAGGCATCATAGCATCTGCAATTTGAGCTTGAACTGCAGTTGAAGGATTAAATTTCATAAAATCCATTACATTATCAAAACCTTCACTTATTTTACTGCCTGTTAATTTCCCTGTATCATTAATTTGATCTATTCCACTTAATATAGGATTTGTAAAGTAGTCATTAAAAGCCCCACCAAAACTAAAACCGCTATTCTCTTGAGGTTGCGTTCCTTCCAAAAGTCTATCTATTTCACTACTAAACTCTTCATCGCTTTCAGCTTGTTTTCTTTCATACTCTTTTAATGCTTCAGCTTGAGCTGCTTCAGCTCTCCTAGCTGCAATTAAATCCAAACCAGGGTTACCTAAACCTTCAGCCATGTCAGCATACCCGGTGCGATCAACACCACCTTGCATCATTCTTAAACCTTCAGCTATACTTACCATTATTCGCCTGTCATTATGGTTGATTTCATCTGTTTAATACCATCTTTTGCAAGTGATACACTGGCTCTCATCTTAGCATGGTCGTCATTCTGTTCAAGCTTGTCTTCTGCAATCTCTTTTGCTTGCATCATTTTAGCTCGTTCTAGATTTAATTTGTCCTCTGCTTCTTCTTGTCTAGCCTGTTCTTCTCTTGCTTTAAGGTCTAATTCTCTGTCTTTTAGTTTCAATAATGGATCATTTTCAACTTGGCTAAGCACTTCTTTTTCTGCTTCTGCATAGTCATCAGTAAATTCTGCAATTAATTGTGCTTTTCTTGACTCTGCTCGCATTTTTAAATTAGTTTCTTGTTGAAACAATTGCTGCACTTGCGGATTCTGTTGTATTTGTTGTTGCAACTGCGGATTTTCTTGTGCTTGCTGCATTAAAGGTTCTATTTGTTGTTTGAGTTGCTCTATTTGTTGGTTTTCTTGCATAAATTCTAACTCTACTTGTTCTTGTGCCATTAAAAGTATGTGCTCCATGCAATTTTGTTGCAATGTAGCCATGGCTTGTGGGTTATTTCTAATAACCATTGTGCCCATGAACCTTAAATGTGATTTCATGTGCGCTTGGTGGTTCTGTTTTGGAAAAGCTTGTATCTTTTTACCGTTCAACGCCATGATATTCTCTGTTGCGGGGTCCATCGCCTGTGGTTGTGGCGGTGGCGGTAGCAATTGATCAATATCTTTGACTCCAAGTGCCTCATACATGTGTCTGTATGCATGATAAATATTGTGCATCTGTGGATTAGTCATCGCAATTTGCATTTCTGATTGTGCAACACTAATTCTTTGCGTTTGTGAAAAGATATTTGGATCTGCTACAGGAACTATGTCTACTTTTTGATCAAAATCTGTTTTAAATATTTGGTTTTGGCCGCCGACGACATCGTATGGATACATGCCTGGTAGATATGTTACAAAATTTTTAGATAACAATGAAAATTCTGTTTTCATAGCTGCATATAAACGCTTGTGTATCGCTGACATAACCCGCGAGCCACGCTCCAAGAGCGCTACAGTCGTGCCCACTGCTGCACTTTGATTACCATCGCCCACTTGCATATCAGCAATAGACGCGAACCGCTGACCTGCGGCAACAACTGTGCCCATCAACTGTAATAGTGTAGCGTCTGGACCTTTAAATGGTAAAGGCATAAAGGCATCTCTAAGATTTCCACCAGGTGCATCAACGTCACGGAACTCGCCCGGCTGCAACGGTTGAGCTTCGTCTCTGACTCTGATGCCTCGCATTTTGAATCCGGCCGGTAAGTTTGACAAGGTGCCGGCGTCTAAGAGCTGTCTTAGTGCGGCTGTAGCAGTTCGTGATAAACCGCCGATCATGTGGATTAGGCCGAACCCGTAAAACCCGAGCCCTGGTAGAAATTTAAAGTGAACAAAATAATCTTGACGTTTTTTAGTCTGATCAGTTTCGTTCCAATTTCGTTTAACAGATAAAACTTCTCCTGTGTCTTCTTTAACTGTGACAATGTATGGAAACTTAATGCCAGTTGATTCGTTTGTCTTTGGATCAATGTCTTCATACCCTGGTATTTCCAAATTCATGTGTGCTTCTAGTACAGAACAAACATCACCTGATCTGCTTTCAACACCACCCATTTTATCTTTTGCTTCTTCAATATCGTTTTGATTGTAGACACCCTCATCGGACATCTCTAAATCTTTAAATATTCCTGCCAACTGGTGTTGACGAATATCGTTTGTTGTCATTTTTATTTTATGAATAATTGTTTCTGTGTCATCAAGACTTGTTGCTGTGTACGGCACATACAGATCTTCGGCAGGTACAAACTTTGACACACTGCGTGATAGAATTGCATCGTAATAAACTTTTTTAAACGTAGAACCTGACAACGGTAGATTAAATAACATTTGATCAAACTCAGGTTCGTATTCTTTCATGTTTACCATTAACTGATAGTTCATAAACTCTTTGACTCTATGTGCTTGTGCAACTTTTTCAGATGACTCTAGTCCAATGATCTGTGTTCTGACAGGACCACTAGATGGCATCAATTCTTTGTAAGCGAGTGCTTGAAACTGTGTTACTGCTTCTGCAAGAACTGGGTGTGTTGCACCAGAGGCTCCTTGAAACGGTTCTGATCTATCTTCGTATTTAAAACCAAGTAGGTCTAAACCTTTTTTATAAGTTTGTTCCCACTCGTCTCTTGATGAAGCACACTCATCGTATGCCTCTAAAACTTCTGATGATATTTCTACAAGATCATCTTCAGCTATAAATTCTGCTAAGTTTGCAGTGTGAACTTCAGCGCCCTCCATGGCAGCAGATTGTGGATCAAAATCAACGACAGCTCCACCATCCTCTAGCATTTCTATTTCTACATTTTCGCTTGGATTTAAATCTTGTGCCTGTAGTTCTACTTCTTCGGCCAAAATTTCCGTTGGCATTTTTTCTTCGTTATTTTTTTCTATAGCCATTATTTACTCCTGTATAGTGTTCCCATGCCTTCTGACATAGGGCCTTTTTGTGGTGGTATCAAACCACCCATATTAAAACCAAACCTGCTAGCGTATCCTTCCATCATCAACATATCAACTATTTGATCGTCAACTTCCTCTGGACTAATCCCCATGTTGTAGGCAAAGTCTGCACGCACAGTTTCTCTTTTTACAACTTCATCCATCTGTGCAGCAGTTAGTTTATTGTACCTTGGGTCGTTTTGTATCATGTCTCTAATTTCGTCAATAGTTGGTTGATCTTTTGGTGTAGCTTTTGTGCCCATGCTAGGTCTGTCTTTATATATTCTTTCCAAGTCTGTTTTTGGATCTCTAATTACATTTTCTATTTGTTTCTTATCTGCAATCTTATCTGGTGCTTTCATACCAAGTTGTTTTAGCAAAGACATCAAACCACCTTTAACCGCACCAACACGACCACCCTCAGCGTTCAAAGTTCGTTTTGGATTTATTATATCTTCAAAAGCTTCTAAGGCTGCCTCTATTCCATCTTCCTCTGCAATACGATTAAACTCCTCTAACGCTCTAGTCTTCTCTTCCATTTCAGAGGTAGCAATCTTTAATTCATTTAAAATATCCTCACCTCTTTTTTTCTCTGCTATGAGCATTTTATCTAGCTCGTCTTGTAGTGGACTTAAATTTTTTCTTTCCAAATCGTAACGTTTACGTGATTCTTTTAATGCAGCTGCAGTTTCGTAATCTCTTTCAGGGTCACGTGGTGGTCCAAACTTTTCTGTCTTTTCAGGTTTTTTCTTTTTAAATAAAGATGCAAGTCCTTTTAGTAAACCACCTTTAATCATACCAACACGGCCACCATCAGCTTGCTTTGTCATTTTCGTTGGGTCTAGTTGTCTAAGTTTAAGTAGGTCAAGTTCTTTTCTAGCTTCTCCGAATACATCGTCCATAACACTCTGTTCAAAAATATCTTGCATGAAATCTGCTTTTGTACTTGGCAGTATTGTGTTGTTTGTAACCATCAGAGCAAGCGGCTCATCATCACCTGGTAACATTCTTTTTGGATCTTTTGGTAGATAGCCTTCGTTGGCATAGTTTCTTATTGCTGACTTAGTTTGATCAGGAGTCATGGCATACTTGTCTTTCATCTCGTCGATGAAATCACTTAACTTTTTAGCTAAAGCTTTTCCTAGTTTTGCTTTTACCATTAATAGTACGTCCTTTGTTGTTGTGGCAACGCTTCATCCTCGTAATCTTCTGGGTGATCTATGAAGCCACCTTGTCTAAATCTCATTACGGCTTGAGTCATGCTGTCCACTAAGTCATCGTGTTCACCAAGTGGGAATGCAGCGCACTCCTCTATAACCTCTTCAGCAAATTCTCGGTCCGGTGCCCAAATCATTCCTGACTCGAACAGTGGTGCCACAGCATTCACTCTAGTATGTTTATCATTTCCACGGCTTGGTGTAAAGTTAATAACCGGTATGCCTAGTTTGCGCATTTCATAGGTTAATGGCAATCCTGACGCTTTGGCCTCCACGATCACCGTTTCTGGCTTCCAATAGTCGTATTGCTCTTTTGCTATTCTACGCAGTTCTGGGAACTCGTATCTATCTTTTATCATGTCTACAAGCATTAAACTTGGAGGGCTGTCCTCGTCTTTTTGAAATACACCCCAAGTGGTAATAGCAGAATAGTCAGCAGTTTCTTTTTTCATAAAAGCTGTATCGTATGATTGTATCACATGCATTAAAGGTGGTAGTTCATCTTTCTCCCAAATCTGCCACCACTCACGTTTTATAATACTACCTTCTTCTGCTGTTGGGTTTTGCTGATACTGTGCATTCCATTTCTGTATACTAACGGATGCTTTCACCGCTTCTAGTTCTTCTTTATTCCAATAACCTGGCCACGTTGGTTTACCTGATGGTAAGATTGCAGGAAACTCGATGACCTCCCATTGATCTGCCTTTGGTTCTTTTTGTGCTTTCATAAGCTTGCCAGTTAAGTCAGCCACGTTCCAGCGTGTCATAACTAAAATAATTCTACCTCCAGGTTGAAGCCTTTGCCGCGGTCCACTGGTATACCATTCATAAACTCTATCATAAGAAGCCATGTTCATCGCATCTTGCTCCGAGTGCGGGTCATCAATAATCAAGAGGTCTGCACCACGGCCCGTGATACTACCTCCAACACCAGCTGCATAGTATTCACCACCTTGTGCGGTTTCCCATTTACCTGCTGCCTGTGAGTCCTCTCTAAGTCTTGTGTTAAAAACTCTTTGATAGTCATCCATGTCAATTAATGTTTTAGCCTTACGACCAAACCGTACAGCAAGTTCTGCATTATTGGTTGCTTGGATTATTTTTAATTCTGGTTTGTTGCCAATCATCCATGCAGGTAAGAAGTTAGATGCAAACTCAGACTTCGTGTGCCGCGGTGCCATGTTAATGATCAAACGTTTTAAATCACCATTAGCCACACGGTTAAATTTTTCTGACATAATTTTATGGTGTTCGCCTTCTATAAATTCAGGCCACATGTATTTTACAAAAGATAAAAAGTCATCGCGGATCGCTTGATCTTTTTTCTTTTCATCTAGCAGCAGCATTGTGCGTAGATATTCTTTTTTAGAATCTGAGGGTAAGTTGTTTATTTGTTCTGGCGTTAGCATTTGAAAAAAATTTCTAAAAAATTTTTGCACTTATGTTTTTAAAAGTGAAAACGAATTTAGCACGTATTTAAGTCTAAATCAAACATATACATGACGCACTGGGACCCCTCTATATACAAATCCGGGGTACCCCGGGGGGTGGTCGAAAGTCCACACGCTGGCGGTTTGGGTCCTACTTTTCTTAAAAGTGCGCAAGGTCGCAAGTGCGCAAGTCCGCAAGGGCGGTGGTTGCGTTCGCAACTGATATAACCACGCATTAAGTTAATTAAACTAGTATTACGCATCAACACCCTATAATTTATGCAAGCTGAGGTCTTACAGATATATCTACCATGCCTCGCTTGACTAATTCACTAGAGAGAAGCCACTTGTAGTTGCATTAACAACTACTAGCTCTGGCTCTTTATCGTCTAGCTTTATGTTATTCATAGCTTGTGAAAGTCTTGTCTTGGTCTGTTCACTTACTATGGATAATTCTCTGCCTATGTCTGTGTTGTCGAAGTTCACACATTCTCTAACATTAGTCCAATATTGCTCTACATCACCCAAGAATTTAGCTTGGTCAATAATAGATGCCATATCAGTTATGAGTCCGTTCTTCTCTTTCCACAGTTCTCGGTGTACATTCATCAGTATTGATTTAGATTGCTCAAACAACTTGAGCATTTTCCAATCGCTTTCATTATCCAACATCATACAACGAGAATGACAACTACCATGAACGACTACTTTACGAAACATACCATAATCTGGTTCTCGTACAGTCGGTGCGTGTTCAGTCCACCCATAGTTTCTACCATCTGACATCAATGCAAAGTCCTCGTAAGTGCCATTGGCTCTTGCTATATCGTGGAAGTCCCTTGACATTTCGTGTTTCTGCATTGTGTAGTTTGGGTTGTCTTGTTTCTGTGTTTCATCATACTCAACTTTTAGTGTAGCTTGATGACCTTTTGCTTGTATCTCTTTGTGATACAATGCCAAGTATTCGTCAATGTCCATAGTGAAACTAAATTGCTGTTCACTTGCGTCCATGAATTGAGGTTTAAAGTAGAAACAACTATCGGTATCAGTAAAGCGAGAGTAATTAGAACCACTACTGTACTTTTCTAGCACTCTCATATCTTCCATTGGAAAGTTCTTTTCTACTTGGGGTGTGATTACATTATCCCAAACATCTTTCCTAACTGAACGATAGTTCTCTTGAGCCAATCGCAAATCTTCTTCGACTTGCATTGGCATATTATTATAGACAGTATGTTGCCATTCTTTTTTTAGCAACTGTCTCTTTTGTTGGTTTAGTCTTATCTTTTCCATTTTATGTCCTTTCTATGGTTTCATTATTTCTATCATTATTTCCCATACTGGTCAATAATAAAGTGAAAGCCTCACTATTTTTTGCGAGCCACTCTTTCATACAACCTAAGCTATGAAAGTGCCTGTGCTCCACTGGTACAAGATTACCATACTCACTTTGAGGATAGCCTGTCCAACCATTGTTTGGATAGAATTTCTTGCCACAGTTTAGGCAATACTTTCTCATTGTATTGCCTTTGTTGTTGGTACTTTTGCAACTCGCCCTGTCATATTAAATATATCAGTAAAAGTTCTGTAACCAACAATCGTGTGTTCTTCGTGGTCAAGAGCAACACAAGTTATGGCTAGCTTGCCATTTTTTGTTTCCCAAATTTTAGACTTGTCGTCCCAGAAACATCTGCGTTCCTCTATCTGCTCTCGCTTTTTGCAGTAGTGAGTTATGTAAAAGTGGTCTGCTGATTTAAGAGCCTCGATCACTTCCTCTTGGTTATCTATTAATTCGTCTGTGTGTTTTTCTAACATAATTTTATCCTTTCTAAGTTAATTTAAAAAAGTTTCTCATATTCCCTTGACATTGTCAACTATAATCCCATATAAATAATTGTGCCTATTGTGAAAGTGGATAAAACCGCCATCGACTAGTGTTCCGAGAAGTACTTAAAAAAGGGAGGTCAGTAGGCACACAGATCCAACTGTGCTTCGATTACGCTGTGCAGTGGATCTGGGCCAGGGCTCAGGCGCCGGGGCACAAGTGCGCAAAATAATATTTGACAACGTGGCATGAATATGGGATAAAATGATATTAACTAAAGAAAGGAATAATATGGACTATCTAACACTACGTATCCCAACTGATACGAAAAATAAAATGACGTCGACTACCTGGACTGGTGAGCCGCCTTTGCAGGGCAGCAATGGCATGTACGAACAGTGCGGCTGTAACATGGTGCAGGTTGTACCCGCTGCTTACGCGGACGTGCGTGAAAACATTTACCTGGAAGGCAATCTTTATTGCGATGAAGAGGGCATGTTGAAGGACCGCCCGCGCAACTGGCGTGCTGGGCAGCTTCGGTACTGGTTCATGAAAAAGATTGAGGACCAGCTCACACCTGACTGGCGTGACTGGTGCAACATTGCTGGTGATGCCGTCTTTGTGGTTGAGGGCACCGACAAAAATATTAAGATCATGGAGGCCATCCTTGACTCGTAACAACAACGCCCCGGGGAAAACCCGGGGCACGGTCAACGCTTACTGGATCGAGAGGAGAGAGCGGCGCCTCGCGGCCCGCAAGCCAATGCGCAAGCGCACAAGCAAAAAAGAATTTGACAAGCCAATAGATCTATGGGATAAAGTGATATGAATGCACAAGAAAGAAAAAAGATAACTGGAGGCCTGAGCAAGCCCTCCAAGATGCCGGGCTATAGTTACAACTTGCCCGCGATCCATTGCAAGACTGGAAGCAAGATGGCCCAGATACCGGGCACCACGTGTTACGGCTGCTATGCACTGAAGGGGCGCTACCGCTTCCCCAATGTCATGGACGCCATGATGCGAAGACTTGCCAGCATAACGCGGCCCGACTGGGCGCGGACAATGGCAGCGGATATAAACGCCAGGAAGAGTCGCTGGTTCAGGTGGCACGACTCAGGCGATATACAAAGCGTAAAACATCTATTAAAAATATTCCGCGTCTGTGAGCTAACGCCGGACGTGGCGCACTGGATACCCACAAGGGAATCCGGGCTCCTTTCTAAAATCCCAGCGGACCGGGTGCCAGCTAACCTGACAATAAGGCTTAGCGCAACGAAGGTAGACGGGCCCGCGCCGGGCTCCTGGCCCCTGACGTCAACGGTCGTTACAACTGGTAGAAGCTGCCCAGCTCCTGACCAGGGGAACGCGTGCCTTGACTGCCGGGCCTGCTGGGACAAAGATATTAAGAACGTAGCATATGGAAAACACTAAACAACGGGCGCTGCTGTACGTGGCGGCCCGCTTCATGATGGTGCGCATCGATTATTGTGCAAAGCGCAAGCGCTCAAGCGCCGAGGAGCAAGCGCTCAAGCGAGCGTAGGGGCACAGGCGCCAAGTCGCAAGCTCGCAAGCCACAGGCCGCAAGCTCCCGGACCATGGACCCCGGCACGAGGAAGTATTCATAAAGTTTGGAGGACCCAGGCGCTTGGGTCGCGGCTAAGATCCAGGTATGCTCAGGATGTTTCACGTGGAACGCAATTTGGTGTGGTGA